CGCGCTGGCCTTCGGCGTGCCGCCCATGCTGCTGGGCCTGCCCGGCGACAACACCTACGCGAATTATCAGGAGGCCAATCGGGCCTTCTTCCGGCAGGCGGTCGCGCCGCTCGTCCGCCGGACCGCCGCCGCCCTGACAGGGTGGCTGGGGTGGCGTTGGGGCGGCGCGGTGAGGGTCGAGCCGGACCTCGATCAGGTCTCCGCGCTGGCCGGTGAAAGGGAAGCGCAATGGCGACGGATCGCGACGGCGGATTTTCTGACGGAGGACGAAAAGCGGCGGATGCTGGGCCTGGCGCCCCGGGACGGCGCGGCCTGAGCGGCGCCCCGGTCAACCGGGTGGTGCTGGAGCCGGCCGAGGCGGCCGCGGCGCGCCGCGCGGCGCAGATGCGGCTGATCGAACGCCGCCTGCGCCTGATGCAGGCCCGGGTCGCGGCCGTGACCTCGATGGCCAGTCGGAACAAGCGCCGCCCCTGACGGCGGCGGCTTCGAAGGAGCGATGCCATGACGAACGGCGCGGCTGACGCCTGCCTGAAGCTGGAGACTAAGTTCATCGCCATCGACGAGTCGGCCGCGGCCGCGGAGGGACGCATCGAGGGCTACGCCAGCCTGTTCGAGATGCGCGACGACGGCGGCGACATCGTCGCCCCCGGCGCCTTCGCCGGCTCGCTGGAGCGGCGCGGGCGCGGCGTGAAGCTGTTGTGGCAGCACGATCCGACGCAGCCGATCGGCGTATGGGAGGCGCTGCGCGAGGACGCCCGGGGCCTGTATGTCGCCGGACGGCTGCTGACCGAGGTGCGGCGCGGGGCCGAGGCCGCGGCGCTGCTGAAGGCCGGCGCCGTCGACGGGCTGTCCATCGGCTATCGCGTCGTGCGGTCCGAGAAGGCGCAGGGCGGCGGCCGGCGGTTGCTGGAGGTCGACCTGTGGGAGGTCTCGCTGGTCACCTTCCCGATGCTGCACGCCGCGCGCGCCGTCGCGCCCGGCGCCGAGGACGCGGACGAGACCGCGGCGCGGGCGCTGGCCGCCGCGCTGCGGGCGGCGCGAAGCGCGCTGGCCTGACTGGCTGGCGCAAGGAAATCCATTTCGATCAAGGAGTTTCAAGAATGAGCGAATTCAACGCGCCCGCAACCAGCGCCGCGCTGGAGGCCAAGGCCGAAGTGACGAACATGGTTCGCGACCTCAAGACCTTTCAGGACAAGATCGAGGCCAAGATGAAGCTGCAGGACGACCGCATCTCGATGCTGGACCGCAAGGCGGCCGGCCGGCCGGCGCTGGGCGCCGAGGCGCACCAGGAAGCCCCCCACCGCAAGGCGCTGGCGGCCTATCTTCGCAGCGGTGACGAGGGCGGGCTGCGGTCCCTGAGCGTCGAGCGCAAGGGGCTGTCGACGGCGGTCGCCGCGGACGGCGGCTATCTGGTCGACGCCGAAACCGCGCGCCGCATCGGCGCGGTGCTGCGCGGCGGCGGCGCGCTGCGCAGCGTGGCGACCGTGGTGCAGGTGGACGGCGGCAGCTTCGAGGTGCTGGTGGACACCGGGGATCTCGAGACCGGCTGGATCGTCGAGGGCGCGGCCCCGACCGAGACCAACGCCGCCAACTTCGACAAGATCGCCATTCCGCTGCACGAGCTGGCCGCCATGCCCCGCGCCAGCCAGCGCCTGCTGGACGACACCGGCTTCGACATCGAGAGCTGGCTGGCCGACCGCATCGCCGAGAAGTTCGCCCGCGCCGAGAACGCCGCCTTCGCGATCGGCGACGGCGTGGACAAGCCGCGCGGCTTCCTGACCCATCCGAAGGCGCCGATCGACGCCTGGACCTGGGGGACGCTGGGCTACGTGACCACGGGCGCGGCCGGGGCGTTCGACCCGAGCGATCCGGCGGATGCGCTGATCGAGCTGGTGTACAGCCTGGGCGCGCAGTACCGCGCCAACGCCGTGTTCGTGATGAACAGCAAGACCGCCGCGGCCGTGCGCAAGATGAAGGACGCCGAGGGCCGCTTCCTGTGGGCCGAGAGCCTGACGGTCGACCAGCCGCCGCGCCTGATGGGCTATCCGGTGGTCACGGTCGAGGAGATGCCGCAGATCGGCGCCGACAGCTTCTCGATCGCGTTCGGCGACTTCCGCGCCGGCTACACCATCGCCGAGAAGCGCGACGTGCGCATCCTGCGCGACCCGTTCAGCGCCAAGCCCAACGTGCAGTTCTTCGCCACCGCCCGCGTGGGCGGCGACGTGACCGACTTCGCGGCGATCCGCCTGCTGAAGTTCGGGACCGCCTGAGCCGGCCCGACGCGGAAAGGCGGGGCCTGACGCAGGCGAACGGGGCGCCCCTGCGGCGCCCCGTCCACCCGGGCGAGGAGCGAGGACATGCTGATCGAGATCACACGGCCGGCGGTCGCGCCGGAGATGATCGCCGAACTGGCCGAGGCGCTGCGGCTGCCCCAGGGCTTCGGCGCCGACCCCGGGCGCGACGCGCGGCTGGCGCGCGTGCTGGAGACCGCGACGGGCGTGGTGGAGGCGCAGGCGCGCCGCGCCCTGCTGCCACGCGAGGCCGCGTGCCGCGTGGCGCGCTGGGAGGGGGACGCGCTGATGCGCCTGCCGCTGGCGCCGGTCGCGACGGTGGCCGGACTGGCGATCGAGGATGGCGCAGGCGGGCGCACGGTTGTCGATCCGGCCGCGTGGCGGCTGGACGCGCTGCGCGGCGCGCTGGTCGCGCGGGCGGGGGCGCGCATCCCGGCGATCCCGCTCGAGGGTTACGCCGAGGCGCGGTTCACCGCAGGGTTCGCGGCCTGGGCCGCCGTGCCGGCTGACCTGCGGCTGGCGGTTATCACGCTGGCGGCGGCGCTGCACGACGGCGCCGACGCGCGGGCGCCGGTTCCGGGCGCGGTCGCGGCGCTGCTGGCGCCCTATCGCCCGGTGCGGCTGTGAAGCCGCCGGTCCTGGCGCGGCGGCTGACGCTGGAGGGCCGCGCCGCGCTGCCCGACGGCGGCGGCGGTACGGTCGAGAGCTGGACGGCGCTGGGGGCGCACTGGGCCGAGGTGCTGCCGCGGGCGGCCGCGGAACGGATCTATGACGGGGTGGAGGCGAGTGCGGTCACGCATCGCATCACCCTGCGCGGGTTGCCGTTCGGCCATCCGGCGCGGCCCATCGCCAGCCAGCGGCTGCGCGAGGGCGCGCGGGCCTACGACATTCTGGGCGTGACCGAGGCCGACGCGCAGGGCGCGTGGCTGCTGGTCTGGGCGCGGGAGGGGCTGGCGTGAGCTGCGCGTTCTCGTGGCCGCTGCAGCAGGCGCTGTTCGCTGCGCTGGCGGCCGATCCCGTGGTGCAGGCCGAGGCCGCGGGGCGGGTCTTCGACGCTGCGCCGCACGCCGACGAGGGCGGGGCGGCGGGCCCCTATGTGCTGATCGGCGACGAGGCCGTCGCGCCCTGGTCGACGGCGACCGACCGCGGGGCCGAGCACGCGCTGACGCTGAGCGTGGTGGGGCCGGAGACCGGCTTCGGGCCGGTGAAGCGGCTGGCGGGCGCGGTCTGCGACGTGGCGCTGGGGCCGCTGGCGCCGAGTCGGGGCCGCGTGGTGAACGCCAGTTTCCTGGGCGCCCGGGCGCAGCGGACGGCGACCGGGCGGCGGATCGACCTGAAATTTCGCATCGTGATCGAAGAATAATCCGCAACGTATTGTAAAGGTGACATTATGGCTGCGCAGCGCGGCAAGGACATACTGATCCGGCTGGATGTGGAGGGCGACGGCAGCTTCGAGACCGTCGCGGGCCTGCGCGCCACGCGCACCGCGCTGGGCGCGCTGGCCGTCGACGCCACCAGCGCCGAGGCGCCGGGGCGCTGGCGCGAGCTGCTGGCGGGCGCGGGCGTGCAGCGCGCCAGCGTCAGCGGGCAGGGCGTGTTCAAGGACGCGGCCAGCGACGCGGCGCTGCGCGCGGCCTTCTTCGACGGGCGCGCGGCGCGGGTCGAGCTGGTGATCCCGGACTTCGGCCGCATCAGCGGCCCGTTCCTGGTGACGGCGCTGGAGTACGCCGGGAACCACGACGCCGAGGCCACGTTCGAGGCGACGCTCGAATCCGCGGGCGCGCTGGGATTCGAGGCGATCTGAGATGGCCAATCCGCAGCGGGGAGAGATCGCGGCCG